AACAATCATCGATAGCAACGACCTTGTCAGGTATGAAGTCATCAAAATGTCGCCGTACAACGATGCGCCGACGAATGTTGCCATCACCGGTCAGCCCATTACGGTAACGACAAGTTCTTCACCTTCCACAAAAACACCTGCCGTTGATGCGTTTGGGCGACTGCGTGTAAGTAATCCTTTTACCCTGTTTGACAGCCAACATCGCTACCAAGAAAACGATAAATGGGATACACAACTGACAGGAAGTGCAACTAAAACATACGCTGTCAATGAAAGTACGATCAATTTGAATTGCACTACGGGTTCAACCGATGCAGTTCTACGAGAAACGAAACGTGTATTCCCGTACCAACCTGGCAAGTCGTTGCTCATTATGAGCACATTTGCCATGGCTCCCGGCAAAACAAACCAAACGCAACGTGTCGGTTATTACGGAGCACAGAATGGAATTTATTTAGAACAGCAAGGAACAACACTTTATTTTGTTCAACGTAGCTATTCCTCCGGATCTCTGGTAGAGACACGGATTCCGCAATCCCAGTGGAATACAGACAAGTTTGACGGTACTGGAATTGGCGGAACCATAGATGTAACCAAAACTCAAATCCTATGGATGGACATTGAGTGGTTGGGAGTTGGCAGTGTTCGCTGCGGCTTTGTTGTTGACGGAACGTTTGTTATGGCACATCGTTTCGATCACGATAACATTGAAACAAGAACTTATATGACAACAGCAATTCTTCCGCTTCGCTACGAAATCTTTAACACCGGGACCGTTGCCTCGTCATCTACATTAAAACAAATCTGTAGTACTGTTATTTCAGAAGGAGGGTATGAAGGTTATAGCCGTAGATACAATGTTGACACGGGTTATGCCTCAATTTCTTGCCCAGGTGTAGGTACAAATTATCCAATTACTTCTATCCGTTTAAATTCAAATCGTTTAGATTCTATAGTTTTACCTACTGATGTCAACATCTTACTTGCATCTTCTAGTGATATTTGCCGTTATCAGTTGCTTTTAAATCCGACACTAAATGGCGGAACCTGGGCTACGCATTACAACGGTAATGTTGATTACAACATCACAGCTACTGCCGTAACTGGGGGCAACATTGTTTCAGCAGGATATATCCAAAGTTCTCAAACTTTGTCCCTTAGCGGGCTTAACAATTTCAATTTCCAACTTGGGAGAACTATTGCTGGTGTTTCCGATGTACTGACTTTGATGATAACCCCAGTAACAAGCACTTGTAACGTACTTGCCGACTTCAGCTGGTATGAAACGATTTAATTAACTTCCCTCTTCCAACCCAACCGTAAGTTGCCATAATCCTGCGCTTCGGTGCAGGGTTTTACCTTGCCGCACACCTCGCACGTTGTTGTCTTATATGTCGAGAAATGGGTCTGTGGACCAATGTATTCGCCAGTAGAGTCGTACCAAAGACCAAACTTGGTACCGCAATCCGAACAAACAGAACAAGGTTGGCGCCCACTAGCATCTTCTTTGTGGAGCACAGCTTCTACTAAGGATTCCTCCATTGCTCGAATTTTATCCAGCATGGAGTCAATACGTTTATGATCCGCACGATCAATATTAAGATTTTCCACCGATCTTTTACGATCTGCTTCAGCTGCCCTGCTAGCTGACATTAAAAGAATTGGGCCAGTATATCCAGCCAAAAAACTATAACAAAGATTGAGAGCGACAAATGGATAAGGATCAAATTTTTTGGACCGAGGCGCGTTAACATTCCAAAGAATCCAGAAAGCTGACACTGTTGTTAGTATACCAACAAAGCGCCATGTGCCAATCTGGCTAGAAACAATATCAGATAATCGTTCACCTAACTTCATAATAAAAATCCACCCTTACCACCATTGTAGTAGGGGCGGATCTGTTCGCTATTCGCAAATAGCGATTATTTCAGCGTTAGGGCGGCGTGCTCGGTCCAAGCCGGGATCAAGTATCCAAAATCCCTGGCCTCAGTACAATTGGCAGTTGCACCGCACACGTCACAATCTTCAACGTAAAAGCTTGCTACATGGTGTTCTGGGCCTGAGTACTCATCGTTCTGCCACCACTTTCCGTAGAGGCGCCCGCAGCTAATGCAGACAACAGCAGGTTGGTCTTGTTTTTGTTTAGCTTTCATTTGATTAAATTTGCAAATTCTTCTACAGAACCAAGTTTTGTTACATCAAGACTTGAGTTCCAACTATAGTTACCCCTTCTTGAAGTCAGTTCATAAATAAAACCATCCACAGTAATACGGGTTCCACAAAGATTTCCAGCGTTATACGCCATAGCATTTAACACTTCTTTTTCAGTTCTTGCTTTATCTGATGCAAGGTTGTACTTTTTCCATTGTTTAAAAAGCTGTAAGGGGGTAGGTGCTTTAGGTGGCTTCATCGTTGTAAGGTTCGTAAATTTGTAGTTGGGAAAGAAAAGCATCAGCATCCTTCTTGGCCTGGAAGTAACCCTCCAACCATTCAGAATCGATGTCTTTTTGTCCCATGTAGGCGACGTAGTTAGTCGCCAGCCTCCGTACTAGGTTCTCCTTGATCGTCTTCAGATTCATTGGGTTCTACTTTGGTAAGAATAAGTGTGCCGTCCGGAAGAATGTCAAAGTTGATTTCGTCTCCTTCCTTCCAATTTTGAAGCTCTACGAGTTCATCAGGAAAGGTAAGAACGCCGTCATCATCGATGTCACAAAGCCAAGTCTTACGTTCAGTCATTGGCTTTGTCCCGGCTAAAGAAAGCAGCAACTTCTTCCCTCAAGATGTTGCGCATTTCATTCAACATATCTTCTTTTTTGAAGTAAGTAACATAGTCAAAATCATTCTCGACGATGTTATTTTTTTTCTTGTAACGGTGATCTGCTGCATAACCGATGGTATCGATCATACGGAACAGATCCCTGGTCCTGCCAACTGGAGGAAGATCCTTATAGATGATCTGCTCATCAAGGATCTTCATCATCGCCAACTGGGCATCGACCTCCTCCTTGAAGGATTCGAGGAAACCATCAAAGTCTTGTTGGTAGTACTTGGACATGTCCAGAGAAACGTGGTCAAACATAGGATAGCCTCTTTAGGTGCGGGTGTCGAGCAGGCGGGGGAATGCGAAACAAACCAGCGGGTTATGTTCAGCAACGCATACATAAGCGGCTTTAATGCGTGCGATACTGATCTTTAGCAACATAAATGCTGATGATAAAATAAAAGTAAATTGCAAGAGATCCATGGATCCCTCCACTGTTGCCATCATCGCCATTATTTATGGCGCTGGCTCTGAAATCATCGGCCTTTTGCCGATCAAAGAAAATACCTGGGTTCAATTGATCCTTAAGGTACTGAAGGTTCTTTTGCCTAAGAAGTAGAAAGCATCAACGACCAGGCACGTGCATGATTAGTGTGGGGCGGAAGTTTAGAGCAAACGTCTGGGGACTTCACGTTTAATGCAGCGTGCCTGGCTGCACCCCTCTTTACCGAACCTTAACCTTTGCCTTGTCCGCGAAGGGGCTTTTTACGTTGCAATGTCCAGGAGCCACGCTTCCTACGGCCTTGACCGATGGAGGTGCGCTTAGGGACGCTTTCTTTGTGGACGATGCCGGTAGCTGTTTTCTTTGCCATGGTGTGTGCGTGGTGTAAACCAGGTACAGGGTAGCGGTTTTTACCCTGGTGTCAAGCTTGTAGCAGATTGCTACACCTTGTAGTCGTTGCTACTTGCTTAAGGTTTGTATAAGATTAGACTGTTACCACTACGCCACGGATCAATGGCATTTGATCTTGTTGAAATTCCCTTTGAGGGTGCAGAATTTGAACAGACGCTAGAAGATAAGTTTTTGTTAGCAAAGATCAAACAAGAATTAGAAAATGTTACTAGTCTTGAGGTGATGAAGGAAGGTGCCATCAAGTTGCTAGAGCTGGCCGTGATGCGTCAGACGTTCATCCGTGGCCTTGTCAAGCGGCTGGCCAACCTAGAGTGCGAGACCATTCGGACCCGCTACGAAGAATAAAAAAGCCAGACCCGAAGGCCTGGCTCAACATTCCGTTAGCAGGCTAGCACCTAGAGTGTGATTTCCCCTGTGTCTGCGTCACGCGCACCTAACAGCGTCTTAGTTCCGCGACCACCATCAACTGGTGGCAATGAGAAATCCAGGCCGGGTCGGATAGCATTGATTCCAATTTCCTTCTCGCATTGCTCGAAGAACGGCCTAGCGTAGACCGTAGGCGGACACGTTTCCCACACGTCTTCAATGAAGTCAATGTCTTCATCCTTTTTGGGGAAGAAGTTCGTGATGGTTTTAGCTGTAGGAACAACCCACTGCTTGGGATAGGAAATCCAGCTCTTAGCCGAAGTACCATAAAGTTCAGCGCCAAATGTTGGGGTAAAAATTGCCGCCGCTGACTGCTTGGGGTCAAAGCCAACGCTGCCTTTCTGCCCGGTAGCTTCTGCAAAAGCAGATTCCAACTGTTCAACGAAGGTGCCATAGGCATCGCAGAACATGTTAGATGCACCGCCGTGGAGCGAAAGGATCAACGGCTTCTTGTGAACCGCAACGCCATCCTTATTCACGAGGAAGATAAGGATCAAGCGACGACGCTTGTAAGGGCTGGGCTTGCCAGGGTTCTGCTCTTCCCACATGTCATACAGGTGAGAATCACGAGGATAGATCCCTTCGATGCCTGCTTTGTCAGAGTTCTCAATAAAGGTAGTGTCTTTACGGAAGCCACAGTGAAGGATCACCATGCGCGGAGTTTTAAAGAACAAACCTTTATTGGAGTCACCATTGTTGTAGGTGTGCTCGTACTCTTCACCATCAGGGAATTCAGAAACATCAGCATTCCAGCCAATGCGGGACAGTACGTTCTCTTTAAGAAAGAGTCCGCACTTGGTTTTGTCGTTTAGGATTTGTGCGTTACAGAAATCACGCATAATACCTTGATACTTTTCAGTATTTAAGTATCGATCGAGGATTGACATTTACGTTCAGAACGGTAGTTGTGTGGTCCTTGGAACGGGAGTTGAACCCGAACAGTCTTTGGCTTTAAAGGCCCAACTGGCGCCGACCCAAGGAAGAAAAGCCGCAGTAAGTTGCTGCGGCGCTCCACCGGTCAAAGCTTAGCAAAGTGCAAGAGGCCTGTACTGTACATAAGAAAAACTTATGAGTCAGAAGGGTATTTCGTCCGTGTTGACCGAGCTAGGAGAAAAATCTCTCTGCTGTTGCAGCGGAACCGCAGTCACGACTTTCGGTACCACAGGCGCGGGCTGCACCTCTGCTACCTCTGCTGTCTTCTTAGCAGGTCCCAATCCGTATAGGCTGCTACGTACCCGGACCTGATACGCAAATTTCTGCGTCCCATCCTTGCCTTGCCAGCTGGAGTACCGTAGAACTCCCTCAATACTGACGGAGCGACCCTTTTGGAGCAACCTACTCAACCGCTTCGAGTCGTCACCCCATGCCTCCAGGCGGAACGGCAGACTGTCCTGCCACGTGTGATTCAGAATCTGCTGCCCTGGAGCGGAGCACATCAGCGAAAAAACCAGCAGATCTTCCTTGCTTTCATCCATGTAACCCACACCACCAAACAGGTTCACCCGGTTGAGCTGCAGGTTTTTGTCAGCTATTGGTTGGAACGGCTGGTTTGGAACGACGTACATGTGGCCATCTTGTATATTCGGATACAGACGACCGCCAAGAAGAAGGCGCATCCCCGGCTGAAACATGTCCAGGTTCTCCCCAGCAGCACGGTTGCGGACAAGGTACAAAGGTACGTCCAAGCCACTGTTTCCTGTGCGGGGGACTACGATTTTCATGAAACGGAGCCCGTTATCCATGGTCTGGTCACCGGCATACGAGCCGATGGCAATGAAGCTGTTCATTGATGGGTGGTTTGCGTGTGGGCAAGTCTACGATCAACTGGCGTCGATCGTGTTGTACTCTACTCCGGCTTCGGCAAGCAAATTGCTGGCCAATATGAAATTAGAAAGCCAGCGGGTAGGAATTTCATTTTCAGCGCTTGCATAGACTGAGGTGATGCCTGCGTTGATCAGGACTGCAGCACAGCGTGAGCATGGATTCCAAGTAACGTAAGCTGTCGCTCCGTCTGTACTGACACCGTGAAGAGCAGCTGTCGTGACAGCATTAACTTCAGCATGAACAGTAATCTCATATTTCTGTTCCCTGTCCATCAAGCGATCAAAATTATCGCTAATGTTTTTAGGAAAACCGTTATAGCCAGTTGATATTACGCGCTTGTTTTTTACAAGAACGCAACCAACTTTTGTTGATGGATCTATGCTCCACGTTGAAACTTCATGAGCAAGTTTGATAAAACGAACGTGCCATTTTTCTTCTTGAGGTGTCATTTTTCAAAAATCCCCGCAAGACGGTCAACAATGGCGGACTCTACGGCTTCCTGACGCTGGATAAAGACTTCAATGAGTTTAGTAAGATCGTCGCTCATGTCTTTGAGTTCTTCCAATGTCATGTCATCGAGTGACGCCTTGAGGGCGTCGATTTTCTGGGGCCGCATGGTTCGCACTGGAGAGCCCGTCCAGTGTACTAGGTTTTGATAGGATAGCAAGAGAAGAAAGTATTAAGTAGTGGCGTACACCAAGCCAGAACTTCGTGAGCGGATCAAAGATCGCGTCATGGCTGGATCCAAAGGCGGTAAGCCTGGGCAATGGTCAGCGCGTAAGGCGCAACTTGTGGCGCAAGAGTATGAGAAAGCAGGCGGGGGTTATAGCGGTAAAAAGACTGAGAAACAAAAATCCTTAGAAAAATGGAGTAAAGAAAAATGGCAAACAAAGGATGAATATGAAAAAAGATCTAAAGCTAAAGCCAAAGCTAAAGCACACAAGGAATCAAAACGATGACTGCCGACAAAGCAATTCAATCTGGCTACACTAAAAGGTATCTTCCAGAGAAAGCATGGGCTTCTTTATCTAAAGAAGAAAGGGAAGATACTGATCGCAAAAAACGCGCAGGCAGTAGAGAGGGTAAACAATTTGTGGAGAACACAGAGACAGCAACCAAGGCAGTAAGATTAGCTAAGAAACACAAAGAAAAAAGCAAATGAACTCTAAAACAAAAGTCCTACTTAACAAAAAAGTAAGTCAGGTTTCTGACGCTTGTCCCACGGCCATCTGTGATATCAAAGAAAATGTAAAAAATCGTAATTGGACGATCGATAATTTTGCGTATGGCCCGTTGAATCCCGACCACCCGGATCCAGGCTTCTGGGAATGCAAAGCTGAAATGTGGCATACCGATGTTGACACTGCGCAGACTGCTCGGTGTTGTAACTGTGCGGCGTTTGATCAGTCACCAAAGATTATGGATTGCATTATTCAAGGGATCAACGAACACTCAGCAGCAGATCCCCGTGCGGTTGAGGATTTAGCTGACCTCGGTTATTGTCAGTTGTTCAAGTTCAAATGTGCTGGCGCCAGGACCTGTGATGCTTGGTTATACGGCGGACCAATTACTAATTAGTGCGTTTGCTCCCAGTTCTGGCCCACCCTGGCTTCACCCGTCATGGGACACTTTAA